CAGTTTAGCATTCTCACCAATTCTAGTGATTATAGTAACTAATTCTTTTTTAGAAAAATTCTGAGACTCGTCGCAAACAACAATCTTGTTTGTCCAGCTAGAGCCGCGAATAAAGTTCACTGGCAATGCATTAATAACGCCATCCTTTTTAAGATTAATAATGGAAGGTGTAGAAATGATTTCTTCCATTTTGTCCTCCAAGGGAATTAAGAAGGGTGCAAATTTCTCATCCACAGTTCCTGGCAAGCTGCCAATGCCTCTATCGCCGCTTTCTGCTAAACTGCGAATATAAGTCATATCCCAGTCTTTATTAATTGTTAAAAGATTCAAGGCAGCATAAACCGCCATAAAGGTTTTGGAGCTTCCCGCTGGGCCAGTAATAAATACTGCTTTTGTTTCGGGATTTAAACAAATTTCTAAAAGTTTTTTCTGCTTTTCAGAGAATTTAAATTTGCGCTGCTTGAAGTCAATTTTTCTTTCTGCTGAACCAATCTCAACAGAACCGTCTAATGATTTTTTAGATTTTGCCATCCAAGAGTATATACACTTTTAATAAATGTTTTCTTTGATAGAAACGCTGCCATTTAAAGTATTTCCTGGTTGCTGAGTGAGAGACTGACTAACAATTTTGCCGCTCACATCAATTGATAGTTTGTAGTCGGTTTTAGGATCAAAAGATTGCCCAGTAATAAAATATCGAAAAGGAGAGAATCGAAAACTAACACTGGAACCATCGCCGCTGCCATTGTAATTAATGATTTGCCCAACGTTCTCACCCTCAATAGTTACTGTGCGTTCCACGCTGTTTAGCAATACTCGCTCTGGAGTTTTGCTGCCAATTGTGTAAACCGCGCTGCGGCCACAGGAAGCGTTGATTTGCACGCTTCGTTTGCTTTGAGGTAGTGGTTCTAGGTTTCCAGTTATGCCAACCGCCAAAGCGTGTAAAGAATCGAAATAAGCACCAGTACCAGCAGCCTTGAGCAGCGCTGGCGAGCCTGCCAAACCAGTGAATGCAGTTCCTTCAATTGTTTCTGTGTCATAGCTGTTGAAATCGGCGCTAAATACAATTGGCTGATATGGAGTGATTTGTATAGTGTAGGAATTCAAGTGACAATCTTTAAACAAGAAATTGCCAACTCTAATCTGATAACCCGTCTCAAATTCGCCAGTGAGTCCTAATACGCCAGTTTGTGAAATTAAACGAGAATTCGCGTTTTCCCCAATAAGAGGAAACCAAGAAAAAGAAATTTTTGCTTGCAGTGGTCCAGTGGGCGCATAGTCATTGCTGATGGGAGTTTTGCCCAAATATTTTCGCGCCTCTAGGGAAGTCTCAAAATTAATTGACACATCATTCGCAGCCATCAAGTCCGTATCGCCGCCACCAGTAACGGGAGCTTGATTTGGACTGCTAAAGTTCGCGAAAACGGGAACATCCGTGTATTTAATGAATTTGGCCATTGACAATAAAGCGTTATAAATTAAGTTACACTCATGAACAAACGTTTGGAAAAATGTATTGAAATATCTTTGGGGCTTAGACCAAAAAAACAAACAGGAAAAAGCTTTCATACTACATTTATTTTCAACAAGAACCGCATTTTAAGCATTGGAACCAACAACTACAACAAAGAACATCCCTATCACAAAATGGGAAAATACTGCGGCTATAAACAAAACCCTAGTCAATACCACGCTTGCTTGCATTCTGAGATTAGCGCTCTCTTGCGCTTGGGTGAGGAAGACTGCTCGCACTACACTTTTGTAAACATTAGAATAGACAACAACAACAAAACATCAATAGCCAAACCATGCCCAAACTGCCAAAGAATACTAAACCAAGTAGGATATAAAAAAATAATATATTCGAACTCCGAAAATGGGTTTGACGAGATATTGGGCTGATTTTTTTCTAGGCGAAGCTTTTTGCCCATTTGGGCAAGAGGCAGCGTTTTTAGGAAAAAGGGGGGGAGTAAGCAAAAGAATATATAAAGAAAGAATAGGAAAGATAATGGGAAAGATAATAAGAGAGAATAAGAGATAATGGGAGAGAATGGGAGATAATGTTGAAAATTGAGTTAGAGATTGAGAAAACCCACCCCTGGCCATTTTCTAAAAAATTCGTTAGTCAAAATTTCCAGGAAATGGGGGGGAGCCTTGTTGCGACTCGTCTCAATAGCTAAAAAAAGAATAAAAAAAGAGTGATTGTCACTTGCACAACTAAAGGGGAGTGCTACTATAGATGCATGGAAAACAACCTGCCCGCTCTCGCCACCACTGAAGAAATCCTCGCCATCCTTGCCAAGCCCGTGCGTGAAGTCACGATTGCAAGAGATGAGACGCCCCTAGAGTCTATTCTTGCTAGCATGACTTCTTTCAACTATGAGACAGAAGAAAAAATGCAGCGCTTTGAAAATATGGAATTCCGTCACGTTGCAATCAGCAAGAAAACTGGCAAGCAGTATGCCACCTATAAAACGCAAGATGGGAAATACAAAAGCTTTTTCACTGCTCAAATTCAATTCTAATTTGACAAGTCTTTTCAAATCTCTAATATACTATCGCTATGAATAACGACACTTTATCCGCTTCTGATTTACTCGCGATTGAACGCTATATGGACAGAAATGATTTTGAATTATCTTGTGAAGAACACTGGGACTATGCTAACGCTTTGAATGAAATCAGAGAAGCGCAAAGGGAGCAAGACGACGAACGCTATTGATTAAAGAAAATAACTTGCCAAGCCTTTCCACCTCTCTAATATAACCCTACTATGAAAACAATCTCTCTCACTAACGAACAGTTTGATGCAATCAAAACAGCACTTTCCCATGCATGCGGCTTGGCGAATGTCAACCATCAAAACACTGGTAGGCCATACTACAAAGAAGTAGAGGAACATGCTTCGCAAGCCTTAAGTGACTTTTGCAAGGCAGAATACGAGAGTTGGAGAAATGAAATTTTCGGCCCTAAGTAAGATACCTAGGGGGGTTAGTAAGAGCCTTAAGACTTTTACCTACCCAGGGGGGCCCTGGTTAGGTATAATCCCTAGGGCTTTCATCTAGGGCACTAAAGATGCACTTGTCAAGAGAAAAAGTGTGTCAAGTAGAAAATAAAAAAAAACTTTTCTGCAAACTTGGCACGCTTTCCCATACCGTGAAAAAACAAAAGAAAAAAACGCGTTAATGCTTGCGCCTGCTTTGTGCTGTGCTAATATAACAACATGAACGAAACAACTTCCTTCCCTCCCGTCACTCTCACTGTAACCCTCACGAATGAGGAGCAAGTTGCGCTATGGAACGCGCTTGAATACAAGATGAAAGATTTAGACCATGCCGCCGAATGGGCGGCAAAGAATGGCTATGATAGTGAAACATGCTATCGCAACGAATTTGCCAAGCTTTCCGCCATCAAAAAGAAATTCAAATAAAGATTGATAAGCTCTTAAATCTCTCTAATATACCAGCCATGAACGAAATAAAAAAGCAAATTCAAGACGACGCTTCCCGCCTGAACTGGAATGATTGCGGGAAATTTTCCCCTTATCAGCGCGCCGCATGGAGTCGCATCGTCTCAGCGCCCAGGGACTTGGCCATTGAAGTCTTGAAAGAATACCGCCAAAAGTTGCGCCTTGATGCAGAGGCGCAAGGAATTCCCTTCTGTCCCGCAAGCCTAGACTGGGACTTGTCAATAGAAAAATAAAAAAAAAAAAAAAAAAGAAAAAATTTGACAAAAAACCCCGTAGGTGAAATACCTACCCAGGGGGGCCCTGGTTAGGTATAATCCCTAAGACCTGCCCCTATGCCCTAGAAAAAAACGTGTCAAGAAAAAAGTGTGTCAAGCAGAAAAAAAATAAATTTTTAATCCCAAACTTGGCATGATAATTTCCATAAGATAAAAAAGAATAAAAAAGAATCTTTTGTGCTTGCTTTGTTCTAGGCGTGTGATAATATAAGTCCTATGCAAGACGCTCCTTCCTTCTCTATCGGTTTAGATGTTCTTTTCGGCTGCAAAAGCCTTTACGTCAACGACGCACGTTTGTGCGAATTTTTTTCCTATACTCCTGAAGGCTGGCAACAAGTTCTTTTTCCTTCTCTTGAAGAAGCTGAAAGCTTTGTCTCTAAACACTACGGCGCAAATCAGGCTGTTTATATCGCTGAAAAAATCTAATTTTTACTCTCTACCCTTTCCCCATTATGAACGAAATAAAAGAGCTTACTGAATACCAGCTAGAAATCGCCGCGAAACTCTGGCCAAAAAGCGCCTTTGAAGACGAAAAAAGCTGGCTGGAATATGTCGAAAAATGGCTGCCTAAATTGCCAGCACTGAACAAGGCACTGGCCCTTGCATAATCAATAAAACTAAAAAAAAAAAAAAAAATGATTTCTCAATTTGAACCTTCTATCGGCGAGGCTTTCAGCCTTGCAATTCATAACAGGCGGCAACCAGTTATCTCTCGTCTATCGGATGGCGTTTGCGTGCGTGAAATCACGCCAACTCTGGCTTGGGTAAGCTCCCAAACTTTCGGAGTTTGGGCAAGCGGAAGGCGCTCCATTGGTAGGGCAGTCAGACTTTGCCGCGCTTCTCGCTAATCAATAAAACTGAAAAAAAATGAAAACTTGCACTATTCTTTCCATCTCGTCTTTCCTTTCTGCCGCGCTGCCTTTCTTGCTTGCCATGATTTTCTTGAATGCTGGAAACGTTACCGCTGAAATGGTTTCTCTGCTTTCCGCATTCGTCATGCTTCCCCTTGCTAGTGCTCTTTTGAATGCTAGCCTTGACAGTGAAGATGGGCGAAAGATTTACGATAATAAAAAAATAGGAGGTATTCGATTTCTTCGAATAGGTAGATTGAGTTTTTCCTTCTCAGTCTCCCAAGGCAAGAAGGTCAAACAGGTTAACCCAAGCATGGAAAACGAGCCTAGGGAAATCCCCTACGCAGGCACGGAAAATTCCCTAGTGCTGGGTTAACCCAGAAACGCCCGAAAAATCCCGCCCGCCTATTTGCTATTTGCCTGTTTCGTATTTGCTATTTACGCGTTTCGAATTCAGAGCTTGACAAACAAAAGAAAACCATTATCTTAAAACCATGATCAAATTACTTCAAGAATGCTCTGTGCTAGTAGATAACGGCTCCCCATGCGGCGATGGTTGCTGCTGGAATACTTGGTGGGAATCTGAAAAATTTTCGGCTGGCGAAGAGCTAGATGATGAAGATTGGAAAGTTAATATCTGCAATCTCGAAGAGGGCGTTGATTTCATAAAAATAGATTAAACCCTTGACAAACAAACGAAAAAACGCTACCTTAAAACCATGAAAGAAATCGAACTTGAAAAACGACAAATGAGCGGCGAAACTTTGAAGCTTTTCAAAAAAGTAGCGCGGCAAGAAAATGTTTCAATCAATTCTCTTGTTTGGATGTTAACAGATGTTTTCAGTAATGGCGTTATGCGTAGCCGCGCCCATTCAGACGCGCCTGAATGCGTTAAACTTGACGGATTAATTCAGGAACGGGAACAAGGAATATTTTCTTTCATTCCTTGGCAGTGGACAGAAAAAGCCAAAAATATTCTTGCAAAGGCGCGTTAACTCTCTATCTTAAAACCATGAAAAAAATTCTTGCATTCTTTGTTCTTAATTTTTGCTTTTTAGCTGCTGATCTTGCCGCGCTTTTCATTTATGAAAACTTAAAAGCTCAACCTGTTGAATTGCCGCCGCAAATGCCGCCGCAAATCATGCCAGCGCCAAGCATTCAGGAAAGCATCAAGGAAGTGGAAATGGTTGTTTCCACAATCACAGAAGAGCAAGCACAAGAAAAAATCCTTTCTTTCATTAAGCAAAAAGAAGGCTTTAGCCCTCGCCCTTATCGCTGCCCCGCTGGTGTGAAAACTATCGGCTACGGCTTCACACAGAAAAAGCACGTTGCCCGTGGTTACATGACAGAAAAGCAAGCAACTCAAATCCTGATTAAAGAAATCATTCCAGCCGCGAAAAAAATTGTTCACAAAATCGTAAAAGTTCCCTTGACACCATACCAAGAGGCCGCGCTTGTTTCTTTTGTTTTCAACTGTGGGGAAGTTAACCTTGCCCGCCTTGTCAATGGAAAAAATCGCCTTAATGGTGGCAACTATGAGCGAACAGCTTCACTCTTAATGCTTTACACTAAGGCAGACGGCAAGACTCTTAGGGGATTAGTGGAGAGAAGAAAGCAAGAAGCAAGTCTTTTCCTAGGTAAGATGTAAAGGCTGGGGCTAGGTGAGATACCTACCCAGGGCCGCCCTGGATAGGTAAAAGTCTTAGGAGCAAAAAAAATATCTTTTTTATCTTGCTTCTCTTGAACTCTCTGCTACTATCTAAATATGGACATGAACTTCACCACAGTCGCCGAAGATATGCACGCCGCCGCCGCAGAAATGGAAGATTGGTTTGACAGCCTCCGCGAGGAGGCTTGGCAGAGTCAAGAAGAAAACAATTAACCCGAAAAAATAAAAACTCATGAAATACCGCGCAATTATCCCATTCATCCCATCCATGGGAAGCGTTTCGCCCATCACTTGCACCGATTATCCAAGCGAATCAAAAGAAGAAAATCTTTTATGGCATTTGAATAAAATGAGAGAACATGATGGACTCTCACTGCTCAAAAATCTCCCCAAAGGTGTCAAGTGGGAAATCATTGAAAAATAAAATAAACCCCCTCCTAGGTGAAATACCTAGCCAGGGCGGCCCTGGTTAGGTAAAATCCCTAAGCAAAGAAAAAAGAACAAAAAACACTTGCGCTTCTTTGTTTTTCTGTTATACTTCCCGCATGGAAACAAACCTTTGCTGCTCTTGTGAAAGAAGCTTTTCTCCTGAGAAGCTCAAGCAAGGCTACACCATTGATTCAAAGGGAAAGCTTCAATTGATTCTCACCTGTGAAGAATGCGAGTCTGTTTTTACTTTAGAAAAATATCACAAATCGCTTGCAATCTTCTCCTGATATAGTATCTTATCCCCTAACCAAAAAACACACAATATGAAAGACATCATCACCAAAGACGAAATCCTCAATCTTCTCCGCGAAAACAAGCAGCGCGTGATTGACGCCTTGAACAGCAAGCACGTTGTTTACCTTAACAAAGACGGGTCTAGTGTGAAATCGAACGGCGTGCGCTCCTTTACCATCAAGGATATTGAAAAAGTTGCAACTGGCAAAGCTGGCCGCACTTACATCACTGCCAAAGTGGTTGACCACGACGACAACAACGAAGAAAAATATCGTTCCTTGCACATTGCAGGTCTTGAACTTGCTTGGCAGTAAAACAATCTGAAGAGAGACGGCAATCGGAAAATGCCCCTAATAGGCTAGTAGGTTCAAACCCTACCCTCTTCTTTCCTTTCTAATCAATAAAAAATATGCATCGCCTCGAAATTTTTCCGAGACATTACATGTGATTTAGTGTAATAATAAGCATGAAACAGTGTAATCGGTGCGAAACAGAAAAAGAAGAATCGGAATTCATAAAAAACAGAGGCACTTGTAAGAAGTGCTGGCGTTCATACTATCGCGATAAATGGTTTAATGATCCAATCCATAGAGAAAAAGAATCAAATAGAAAAAAAGAATGGCGGCAAAAAAATATTGATTACTGTCGAGCAAAAGATTTAATCCGCTATGAAAATAATAAAGAAGACTTCATCAAATCAAAAGCAGTAAGAGTCAAACAGAAAAGAATAGAAAATCCTCTTTTTGATTATGAATGTAAGCTGCGAAACCGATTTAGTGGCTTTTTTCGCGGACATTCTAATAAAAATATTGAAAAAATTGTAGGATGCTCATTATCAGAATTAAAATTTCATTTAGAATCTAAGTTTCACCACGGAATGAATTGGAATAATTACGGGAAAACTAAAAATTGTTGGACAATTGACCACGTTATCCCCGTATCGTCAGCAAAAACCCCTTTAGAACTAGAAAAACTTTTCCATTATAGTAATCTTCAACCTTTGTGGATGTCAGATAACATTAAAAAATCAAATAAATCATGAGCTATAGATTAGAAACATCCGTAACACAAGCAAACGCCGCTTGGGAATATCTCTTACACACTGGCAAAAGTTTCTCTAAGCCAGTGAACGAAATCACTCCCCTGAATCTGAGACTCTTGAAATTAAAAGGCCCGTATCCTCAAAAACAAATCAAAATTGTAAGCAACCAAATAATCAAGAAAAAAGTCAAAACAATTTCAGAAAAAATTTCTAGCCTATTCGTTAGGTTGTAGGCGGAAAGGGGGTAGGGAGGTTTTTCTGGTGCGTGTTCCTCCCTACTCCATCCCCCTAGGGAAGATACCTACCCAGGGCGGCCCTGGATAGGTAAAACTCCTAGGCTTTCTTAGGTTGGAATTCTTACTTTTCCCTAAGAAAAAACCCTAAAACACACTATTTACTATTAAAGCGTTTCGAATTTGCTATTTCATACTTGCACACAGAAAAAAAAGTGATATAATAATAGTATGGAAGAAAAACAAACAGTTTGGGTAGTATATGATGAACGTGATTGTGAGATCATCGGCGTTTATGCTAATGAAGCAATGGCTGAGAAAGTTTCTTATCGCTCTGTATGGTATAGGAGAGAAGCGACAATCTTGAACACCAAGTAAGTAAACTCAATACAATAATACTATGAACCACACATTCGAAACCGCCGCTAATCTCTTGATTAAACTCTCAAGCATTGATCGTCCAGCCATGACGCATGAAGTGCAAATGATTTATGACCGCGCCTACTTCAAAGGCTTACTTGAAAACTTGATTGTTTTTGTGCCAGAGGCTAGAGACTACATCGAAAAAATCTATTCCCGCGAAAAACAATGAAAATCAATATCGGCACACTACATGACCGCGAACTGAAAAAGAAAATTCGCAAAGACCTCCCACCGCCGCCGCAGAAACATAAGAGCGCAAAAGATTATTCGCGAAAAAACAGCAAAAAAGACTTGCCAGAAGAATAAAAATCGCTATCTTATAAGCCATGATGACCACCGTCGAAAAAATCCTTATCCGCCGTGACAATTACACCGTTGAAGAAGCGCGTAGAGCGTTGAAAGAAGCTCGCGCTCGCGTCCATGACGGTGAAGACCCTGAAGAAATTCTTCTTGAAGAATTTGGGCTAGAGCCTGATCACATTTTTGACTTGCTCTAAACTTTCCTGATTTTCTCTCGCCTAGGGGACAAGAGGCTCCATGCCTCGACCAAAGCTGAAAAGCAGCGGCTTACCCTAGGTGGGGGGACTAGGGAGGATACCTACCCAAGGCGGCCCTGGGTAGGTAAAACTCCTAGGCGAAATCCCTAAGCCTCCCTTGTCAAGCAAAAAAATAAATAAATAAATCATTTGACACGCTTTCCCCTAGCAAGAGCCGTGCCAAGTCCTGAGAATAAAAAAAGATTAAAAAATGCACAAAAGAGTTGCGCTTCTTTTCTCCTGTGTTAATATCCACTTGCCTATGAAAAAACAAACACAAGCCATTGATGTGCTAGTCAACCTAGTTGATTGGATGATGAATAATAACCGTGAAGCACTCGCACCAGCATTCGACGCGCTGAAGCTTGACGCTGAAACCGTGTTTTCTGCTTTTGACTTTGCCTATGGTGAAGATGAGGGCGAAGATGAGAGGGGCGGCCATCTCGTTTCCCTCGCTAACGTGGGGCGCGAATTGCGCTCAATGGGCATTGACATTGAAGATTAATCTGCTAACCTGTAAACCATGACTCCACTACTTGCTAAAGAAATCACTGGCGGCTTGTCCAAGCCATCTAAAATGCCAGGGTTTGCCTATTCCATCCCCGCTCAAGCTTGCATTGTCGGGAGTAAGCTTCGCGCCGTTACTGGCTCCATCTGCTCTAAATGCTACGCTCTAAAGGGGCGCTATGTTTTCGGCAATGTAAAGCGTGCCTTGCAACGTCGTCTTGAAAGTCTTTCGCATCCCCTGTGGATTGAGGCGATGGCTTTTCAAATCTCACAAGCGGGCGTGAACGTGTTTCGCTGGCATGATTCAGGAGACATTCAATCCCTTGAACATCTAGAAAACATAGTTGCCGTATGTAAGAAAACTTCTGACGTGCGCCACTGGATTCCAACTAGGGAATACGCCACGGTTAACGCCTACGTTCTTAAGCATGGCAGCTTTCCCGATAATCTGACGGTTAGGCTTTCTGCCTATATGATGGACGGGCCATTGCCTACGGGCGCGGCTGAACGTGCGGGCGTTACCATGTCGGGCGTTACTAGTAACCCTGAGAAAGTTACCTGCCCCGCCTACAAGCAAGGCGGAGTGTGCGGCCCTTGCCGCGCTTGCTGGGATAAGAATCAACCCGTAGTATTTTACCCTAAGCACTAATGGAAATACTAGTAATCTTCTTAGTGGCTGTAATCGCCGCGCTTAGACGAATTAAGTAAATCACCTAGGGGGGCGGAGTGATCCGCCCTCTTTTTCTTAAGTTAGCCCTAGGGAAAATACCTACCCAGGGCCGCCCTGGTTAGGTAAAACACCTAAGCAAATAAAAATGCAGAAAAAACGCTGTTCGCTGTTGACTTTTGTTTCCTTTCTGTTATCTTATGCACGTTAAAGAAACCAACGAACCAAAGAAAAAAAACACTATGTCACTCCTCATCGCAAAAAACAAAGTATCCGCTGAACAACTCTTGACCGTCGCTACCCCTGCCGCCACGGAAAGCTTCCAGCCCATCGGCCATGCTCTTCTTGTTGGCCAGATGCGCGAAGCAATCGCCCGCGCTGGCTTTTCAATCAAAGAAGAGGAACACGCGCTCGCCCGCATGGGCCAACGCTATTTTGGCGGCTTCTCAATCGTCGGAAAGGACGTGAACGCCGCTGATCGTGAACTAGTGCTTGGCCTGCGCAACGCACACGACAAAAGCTTTGCTGCCAGCATTTGCATCGGAAATCGAATGCTTGTGTGTGAAAATCTTTGCTTCTCTTCTGACATCAAGCTTGCCCGCAAGCACACGACAAACATCTTGCGCGACATTGCGCGGGTGCTGTCGGAAGCTGTTGGCCGTTGTGTCTCTCACTTCTCGGACATGACTAACCGCATTGATAACTATAAAACGATTGAACTTGTCGAAGATGAAGCGGCTGGTTTGATTATGTCACTGGCAGACGCTAAGGCAATCCCCGCCCGCGAAGTTTACCCCATTATGCAGCAGTTCCGCACGCCTAACCATCCCGAATTCAACGGGCACACTCTATGGAGCCTTTATAATGGCGTTACTGAATGCCTGAAAGGTGGCGACCTTAGCAAGCTGCCCGCCCGAACGATGACCATGCAGAGCATCTTTGATGCTCGCGCTGGGCACAACTCAGTGATTCAAACGGAAATCGACAAAAGTGAGCTAATGATGGAAGCTTAAACAAAATCCCTACGGGGGCGGGAAACCGCCCCTTTTCTTATGTCTTGTCCCTAGGTAAAATACCTACCCAGGGCGGCCCTGGATAGGTAAACCTCCTAAGCAAATAAAAATAGATAAAAAAGAGTTGATTCATTCTGTGTTTCTGCTATCTTATCCCATGGACATCACCAAACAAATCGAAACATTTCGTGCCTCTCTTCAAAACATGCTTGAGCAGCATCACAACAAATCATTCCCAACATTGCCAGCGCCTAGAGTGGAAATCTCTATGGGCAAACGCTTTGCGCGAATCATTAAAAAAGATGGTTCTAATACTAGCGCTTATGGTTTCATTGACTTGAGCAATGGCGACTTGCTCAAAGCGGCAAGCTGGAAAGCACCAGCCATGCACGCTCGCGGAAATATTTTTAATCAGGACGCGCTTTCTGGTTGCGGCCCTTATGGAATGGCGTATCTTAAATAACTATGGAAATCCTGCTTGACCTCTGCCCTGAATTTAACGACGAGACTCTGAAATGGGATGTCCGCGAAACTGATAAAAACGATAACGCGCTGGAAGTTTATTCTTTCGACACGGAAGAAGAAGCGGAAAACTTTGTTGACAAGTGGATTGAAAGGCATTAAATAACATTATGAACGAAACAAGAAAACGCTACGCCCTTTTTCAAGACTTAGGCCATCAATATATGCTGTTAGTCAAGGGTCGAGACATTGAAACGGCTCCAAAGTGGGGCGGCTTTGTTCGGTGGATTGGGGGCGACAGATAAAACCAAGGGGCGAGAAATCGCCCTTTTTTCATGCCCTCTACCTAGGTAAAATACCTATAGCAGGCGGCCCTGGGTAGGTATAATCCCTACTACTCACACCTAATAACCTAAGAATATCGCTTATTTGTTATTAAGACGTTTCGAGTTTACTATTTGCCTTTTTGTTATTTGTTATTTAGAGTTTTCGCTTTATTATAATGGTGAAAACTCCCAAGGAAAAATCTGAAATCTTTTGGCTTTGCTTTGTTATTATTACTACTCTTTTGCTTTCGCTTTTAAAGCGTTAGGTGTGGCACGCTCGGAAGAAATCGAATCTTCATCACTGATTTAGAAAAACAGGGCTTTATCCATTAAGCTACGAGCGCATTATTTGCCCCCCAATCCCCTAGCAACCAAGAGAAAGGGGGGCTGTCAACGAACCACCGTTAGACAATTGTTTCAAGAAAGCGCATTCCTACGCTTGTCAATTCGCGCTTGCCATCAATGCGAATCAAGTTCATCTTGAGCAAGTGAAGTTCAGCATCCTTGCGAAGAGCTTGCACGCTGAGGCCAGTGATGGCGGAAAGCATAGTGAGAGTGAGTGGGCCGCGCTCTTTGAGAGCATTGAGAATTTGAATCTCAGTGTTGCTGAGGCCGCGCTTATTGATGTTTGCCTTGTCGCAAAGGTTAACCCAATCAGGCATAGTGAAGCTAGGGTTGTTGTTTGCCTCACAATACATCTCAATATCTTTTGCGCGTTTAACTGCGCTGCGAGCATTGCCGCGAATCGTGGTGCTAATCTCATTCAAGACACCAGCTTCAAACTTCACATCAGGCAAACGCTTTTGAATAATGCGTTTAACTTCATCATTGCTGTAGGGCACAAAGTCCACTACGGTAAGGCGATCTTTGAAGGGTGCAAACAAACGATCCATTTCAGTCGTTGCGAAGATGAAGCTCATCTTTGTGAAGTCGAAGCGGTATTCCACATCCTGATAGGTGTAGTAAACGACGCTTTTCTTTTCAGTGTTAAGAATGCTGAGGAAAGCAACAACCAGCTTGCGCGGGAGTTCGTGACTCTCATCAAAGAACAAGCAGCATTCAGTGTCTTGAATCTGCGGCATCATTTGCTCGAAGAATTGTTTTTCGTTTTTAATGCTGCTGCTGTTAATCTCGTAGAAGGTTTTCTTGCAAGCAGCGCCAACAGCGCGAGCGAATTCTGTTTTACCAATGCCGCGCTGACCGTTGAACATTAGAAAAGGAAGCGTAGCGGTGGCTTTATAAGCATCAAGATAAAAAGAAAGCTGACGCTTGAGATGATCTTGTCCAACGATATGATTGAATGCGGAGTGGTTCATGGTGCAACTAATATAGGCGAACGGCTGGATATGTCAAGATTAATGTGAAGAAAAACGAATTTAAAGATGTAATATATATGTGAACTATTCTAAAATCTACAGCGATTTAATCGAGTCTGCTAAGCTACGCCCAAACTTGCCATTATTAAACGGCTATACGGAAAAACATCATATCATTCCACGCAGTATGGGAGGCTCTAATACCAAAGATAATATTGTTTCTTTAACAGCGCGAGAGCATTTTGTAGCTCACTGGCTACTTTGGAAAATTTACAGAAATGATAAAATGGCGTTCGCTTTTAATATGATGTTAACTTCTAATCTTAAGCAAAATCGTTATTGTAACTCTAGGGCTTATTCATTAGCAAGGAAAGCGTTTAGCGAAAAGAAAAAGGGGTTTCAATTTTCCCAAGAGTCTCGCAGAAAAATGAGCGATTCTCAAAAAAGAACTAAAAGACCATCGCTAAAAGGAAAAAAACTTTCAGAAGAACATTGTTTAAAATTAAGCGAAGCTGCTAAAAAAAGAAAAAGAAAGCCTTTATCAGAAGAAACTCGACGTAAAATTAGCGAAGCTCATAAAGGAAAAAAAGGTCAACCTATGCCTGACCACGTTCGCAAAATTCTTAAGGAATCAGCTAAACAAAGAAGGGGCGTTCCGCTGTCTGAAGAAGTTCGCGCTAAAATTAGCGAAACAAAACAGAAAAAGAAGCGGGGCGAATTACCACCCCGCCCTTGATATTCACTCTGCCCCCACAAAGATTTCTTCTGGCGGGGCGGGCAGTTCCTCACGCTCTTCGTCGAAGCGCGTAACGCTAAACTGGATTTGAGGCTCAGGCTCGGCGGGCGCAACGGTTTCCGCGACAACCAGCGGAGCAGGCTTCTTAACAGAAATTCCATATTCCCTCAAAAATATTGCGCCGACAGGAATTGCGATGTCTTGATTGAAAAGTTCATTAAGCTGCCTCAGTGTGATGTTAACAAGTGATTTAGCTCCTGATGGGCGGCCACGGCGTTTTGTTTCGGTATTCATAGTGAGATAATATAGGGAGTTTTTAATCAGTGTCAAGAATTAAATTGGGTCGCCGTCACAATCCACAAGATCGCTAGAAAGCAGTTCAAGATCATCGCCAGTTTCGGGGTCAATAGGATGACCGCTATAAAGAATGTTCTCGATTGAGACAAGCTGTTTTGCGCCTTCGTTAGTAAGGAAAACAAGATAGGTGGAAGAGGTGGTGTTCATGGTGGATAATATAATGGGTTTTTATTCGTTGTCAACAATTACTTTGAAGTTTCCTTCACTATCCATGTCTGCAAGACAAAGATCCATTGCGGCATAAGAGATTTCATCAACGGTATCTGCACTCCATTGCTTGTCTCTCTCTAATAGGCGCAAAACAAAAATAGTAAACATTCTGTGCCGTCTCTCTCGTTGTTGTTGGTTTGTCATGGTGGTTAACATATTGATTATTTAATCAGTGTCAAGACTTTTCTTTCGCGCAATTTGTGACATGAAGCTCTCATGTTATTAATTGATTTTTTATTCCTGGCGCAGAGCGTAAATACTTATTTGTTTAAAAGTCGCTCATTATTACGAAAAATCGCGTTCGTAAATTGGCTCCCAAGGAAGGATTCGAACCTTCGACATTTCGGTTAACAGCCGAATGCATCTACCACTGAGCTACTTGGGATTATTAAGAAAAATCGCGTTCGTAAATTAGAACTCAATTTTTTCTACTTCTGGAAGAATGCGAGTAACTATAGTGTTGCGGGACATATCAACGATTCTTCCGCTACACGGAACACCATTTTCATCAGCAATAATATGATAAGAATCATGATTATATTTTTGGCACAAGTAGCCACGATTATTAACAAAAAATTGATCGTTTTTAACGTCACCAAGAACAAGTTTCTTTTGCTTATTTTCTTTGTAGATGATTTGCATATTTTGTTTATTAAGAAAAATCGTGTTCGTAAATTTGGATGCGGCTCTGAGAATCGAACTCAGCTTGCAAGCTTATGAGACTCGCCAGACTACCAAGCCTAGCCAACCGCTGTTGAAATTAGTTACCCTTTATTATACACTGTCTTGGGCTTTTGTCAAGCTTATTATTTCTAAAACTCTTTTGATGCTGCCATGGATTGTTGTTGAGTCTGTATTTATTGTATTTTTATTACAGCTTGGAGGGTCAAAGCAGGAATCTAATCCTGTAAAATATTCTATCTCACCAGCCTTTGCGCGTGCATACAAACCTTTAACGTCGCGCTTCGCAGCCTCCTCAAACGAACAATCAAGAAATATTTCTGTGAATGGTAGCGGTTCAATTATACCCTTAGCAGAAGAACGAATTACTTTCGTTGGAGAAATCATAGCAACCAATACTACTAACCCTTGGCTGCAAGCTAAACGCGCAATTTCTGCTGCTCGTTGAACATTTTTGTAGCGATCAAGCAAGGTAAAATCCAAGTCTTTACTGATTCCCTGTCTTAGCTCATCACCATCCAAGATTAAGCAAGGAATATTTAATGCTTTTAATTTCTCGGCAACCGCTCGCGAGAGTGTTGTTTTGCCGCTGCCCGAAAGACCATAGAGCCATACTACTTGAGGCTTTATTTGCAAGCTAGTCGTTTGTAAATTTGCATATTTGGAGCTTTGCTCTTCATTATTTATTAGCCTCCAAGCTGGAGATGACTTGTCGAATCGCTTGTCATAACATGTTTGGCATTTTTTTGTATAGGGATCGCCGCGAGTATAAACAGCATCATTTCCGCAAAAGTATGTTGAGCACCGTTTCTGGTGAGTTGTTGTATTTGGCTGAGAATGTTTCATAATTTGTGAGATTTAATCACATTAGTATTAATAAACTGGAAAAAGTTTAAAATCATTTAATTTCTATTAAACCTGCATGAATCTCTTTATGGCAATTTGAGCATACTAAAATACATTTATCAATTTCGTCTAGTATTTCCTTGCGCGTTTTTTTGATTAACGCTTTGGATAAAGCAAAAGACTTTTCTTTTCTGTCTCTGTGGTGAAATTCAAGAGCAGATGAGCATCGGTTGTAGCCACAGACGCTGCATCCAGACTGCTTGATTGAGGAAATTAAATTTTTTATCTCTTTAACTGAGATTTCTTTTTTTGGTTTAGTTATTTTATGCTTAGGTTTCTTCTCTTGTTTAAGAGGTTTCTCTTCGGCATGAAAAGGTATTTCTATTCCATTTTTAAAATGGTTTACTACAGCGCAATGTAAGTCGGAAAATGAAGGAGACATTTAAGATGTTAATATCTCCGCGAAGTTTTTCGATTCTTATCTCTGTTTATATGTAAAAGTTGTATTTAACCCTATGCAAAAACATACTTTATGCTGCTATTGCAGCCACTCAGGTATCTTATTTTCGGTTTGTTTTTGTTCGTTGGGTCTTTTTGGGCTAGTGGAGAAAGCCGCTTTGTAGGCTCTTTTGTTTTCGTTTATAATGAGGCGAGACGCTTCTTTAATGCCACTGCTTACTGCGCGAAAGAAATAATATGGGAACATTACTGCCATCCAAAACAGCGTAAAGACTACTGCTAATGTGTTGAACCCCAACAAATAAGGAATTAGTGTGATTTTGTTTTTCATTCGTGTGTAATAGTAATCTATGAAAGCGTTCCTGTCAAGATTTTCTTGGAAAAAAGTGGTTTTTAAATATAAAAACATTTTTAATTCGCTGTATAAGCTTTCATCCCCCTTATTTTCTCTCTTATCTTCTTTTTCTTTATATTCTACTATATTATTCTTATCTTTTATCCTATTACTCTTTATTCTTATTCTATTTACTCCCTCTTTGCTTGTTGTTTTTTTGTTGTTTTTTCTGGTAAATAGG